CTTGAAGATCTTTCTTCAAGCCTCGTCTTATGTATCACAACATTGTACAAGTTGTGACACAGTGAGGGTCCTCGATATCCGGAAATGGGTTGTAAATCCATTGACAGACAAAGAGGTTAGTCCCCCAGAGATAACTCGAGTTGAGGATAAGGGTGAGAGGAAGTGTTTTACAATACTTTCACTCAAGGTTTAACAGCGTTTACAATGCTGGCCACCTAGCAGAATTCTTCTGCCGGAAACCTTACCTCAAAAAGAGATAAACTCAGACGAGCCTCCATCCAAGGTGGAGGAGGCCAAGATCAGTTTTCTGACTTGATCTAGGTCACGAGGTACTTACGGTACCAAACGTGTAGATGGACTATCCACAAGAGTAAGTATTTAGTACGGGACATACTTAGGTCCCTTTTGACTAGTTCCTATGGTCATAATCCCAAGAAATTTCCCATGACATGCGTTGCCGCAGCAGGGGCTAATTTCTTGATGACGTTCCACCAACTTGAGTTCTTTTGATCTGTAACCAGATTTCTTATCTCATGAGGTATACCACTATTCACTACAGCACGATAAACGTGCGAAAGTGACTGATGGTACAATTCTCTTGAGGAAGAAAAGTGAGCAGATGAGAGTCTCTCGTTGAGTGCGAACAAAACCAGGTCCATCCCTCGTGAATCTGCAGGGACTGACTTCTTGTTCTGAACCAGACGGCCCAGTAGCTCCCAGTTGGCAAATATCTTAATTTCAAATTTTTGATTTTTGACACCTGAGGCTGCTAGAACCATTGGCGGAGCAACATAAGTCGCGATTGCAGTATCGAAGTGATGGAACCTAAAAGGGTCAGCAGCACCGTCTGTTCCTTCAACTTTCATCTTTGGCTTCCAAGTTAACTGTAAAGTTTCCTTGTCGCTAGAGTTGATGTTGATCCCAGATCCAGTTAAGGCTGACATGCGGGTGGAGATGTTATTGAACGTCGAATTACTCATATCGTCGCCCGATGGCTCTTGTATCCCCACTACCCTTCCTGACTGAGCTAAACTCCCTGCGATTGAATCAATTGGTTTCATAACGGCCTTATAGCCGGAACAACGCCAACTGAGATCATCCAGATCGAGGTTCAGCGCCTCTGTGATTCCGTTCGTCCAGTAAGCTGGCGAAACCCAGGAGGCTGGGACGGGGACAACATTACTATTGAACAAACCGTTCGCAGAGAATGTTGCCACCACCCTATCAGTGACAGGCCCAATGTTGTTCGGATCGTCCATAGCGACGAATCCAAAGCCTGCATCACCTAAGGTCATGATGAATTTACATTGGGTTTTACACGTACCAGTTCTACCAGAAACTCCTCCCATCAAGGTTGGAATTCTAGCGGCTGGTGCGGTTTCAGGAGTTGTCATTGACTCCAAATACGAGTGAGCTGGCTTAGACAGCTGGTTCCTCGCACCTTCAAGGACAGTACTAAACTGATCCGAGAAGTGGTCCCTAGATAGAGACTTGGCATTTTGTTTGTTGATTTTTGTTCCCTTCATTGTGAATAATTGTTAATAGATTGATACTTGACTCAATCTCGTCTTGCGCGGTAAGGTTAAACAACTAACCTCTCACAATGTGAGGGAAGACCGTGGGGATCAACAACCCCTTTATCCCCATCAAAGGGGTGCTCTTATGCCAAACCAATCCGCAAGGTTTTTAATCATGCGATTGTGTTCGGTCTGAGCGCGGGCCTCTATAACTTCGTCATCATCGATCCAATCAAGGAAAGGTGTAACGGAGTCAAGGAGTCCCCAGTGATGGAAGAAAGGCATAGGTCCACAAATGCCTTTTGGAAGTGGTTTAGTCCAAACCTTCTTTCGTGAATCAGAGACCTTAGAAGCACCAGGAAAAGCAAGAATTGCTTTATTCCTACCTGGTTTTCGTGTGCCATTGTAAATGAACTCCCTGTGAACTTTCTTCATGCCTCTAACTAGAGGTACTTCGACCGTTCGGAAGGGTGAGAATCTTCCCTTTTCCAGATGATAGTCTGCCAACTTCACAGCAAGAAATTGCCGAGGAGTGACATACCAGTCATGGGAATCAGGAGGACTCAAACCCACTCCGCCACAATTTTGTGGCAGAAAGAGATTATTTCCTTTTTCGCACAATCTCTTCACCTCATCTTTCCAATAAATTAGAAAGTTGGCGAAGAGAGCTTCTTGGTACTTTGCAGGACACCATTCTTTGACAGTTTGCCAAATTCTGATGTCTTTGCATTGTTCTCCGTATTTGTCACGCCTGAAAACTAGGTTCCAACGAAAAAATCCAATCTTACTCAAAGTCCCGTCGCAATAGCGGTAGCAACAAGAGTTGAACGATAGCATTTTTTTTGAAATCCAAGTTTTCAAGGGGTTTAATCCCCATAAGTTACTCATCCATTCTTTGTAGTCTGGTATGAGCGCTTTCGGTATGACAGATAAACCGTCGTCACCATTCTCGACAAAACATTGTCCGAGTTTGATGAGTCCGTGTTTACGAAAGAAACTACGCTTAACGAGGTAATGAATCTCGCTTAGCATAGGAAAAGAACGGCGATCTCCCATTGGTTGACCCGTTCTTGGTTTGATCTTCACAGTGAAGAGCTTGTCTCTGTCTCCCAGTATTAAACTGATAGGGTGATCCAAATTAATCACTTGCAGGCAATCACAAAGTGATGCAGCAAGTGATTTCAGTTGGAGACTTCTTACCGGTTTCTTTCTAGGAATCAGCAGAGCGGCGAGACTGTGGGGCTCGTAAATCTTGAGAGGAGTGGATCCCCAATTCTCAGCGATTAGCATTTCAATAGCTATATCGGGAATTGGCAATTGCTCCAAACAGTGTTTTATGAGTTCCGCGATCTCATCCAGACTAAGCTCCCCCAAAGTTACCCATCCTTCTGTCCATGCTTCGTTCCAAAGGGTTCTCAGGAAAGGAGGGACACGATATGTCGATAAACTTTTAGTGAGTTCGTGACTGATTGAATCAGTTGCGGCATCACCGTCGTCAGACACCCAGTAGGGGTCGAGATTTCTCTCTTCCATCTTCTGGAATGTGTTGACTAAAGGTTTAAAAGACTCTAAAGTGACTTCTTTACCTGAGAGGATTTCCGGACGCTTAGCTAAGTGTCTGGAATAATCCTTCTGGAACGTTGACCAAAGCGGTGATTCCCACCAATTACTGAGGGTAATCATCCTAACTTTGAGAGGTTCTTCCAATGCGACAAGTTTCCTAGGATACTTGTCTGTTGAAAAGACCTCACATTGTTCTTGGTCAAAATGGACGTGTTCAAGCAGGGTTTTGTAAGTAGGAAAATTAATCCCTTTCTCAAAACAAACTCCGTCGACTGAGCCGGCAAAATGTGTCGCTTCGCCAAAAATCTTTCTAGAATATCCGTAGATACCCTGACGTTTTCGGGAAGATTGCACACATGCCCTCTGTGAAAAATCTTTCACAAGGTCAAGCTCATCGACTTCCCATCTGAATCTGTGTTTATCAGGAAGCATTATTATTTCATTATTAATTGCTCTGATAAACTCCGGACTCTGACGGGGCGCTTGTAACACACCTTTGGCCCAGGAGATTTTCTTCTCCTGAACAAAGGCAGTTGGTACTTTGGGACAGACTCTCTTGGATTGAAGTAATGTAGCAGCGAAAGTTCGGAATTTTGTTCCGCCTCTCCTACACATCGTTTCTACCCATCTACGAGATCTGCCCTGGAAGATCCTGAAGCCCACGCGGTTGCCTGACTCATTCAAATTGATAGAGAAAGGTGACTGACATAAGGACTTCAGGGATTTTATGGGACCGAGTTCAAGGATGAACCTCAGATCCCAGGTGCACCGACTCAACTTCAGTTTGGGCCAAAGTATTGCCAGCGACTTGGTGATGCTTCTCGCAAATTCGAGTACTGCATCTTGTAACCACTTCCAAACCTCAGGTTCGAGAGAACCTTTCAGTTTTTGGATGACTTCAGTCTGTATTAGCAGGTACTGTCGGAAATTTCTTTCCTCAGCGCCTGTCGACAGACTGTCGTCATGTGATCCACTCCTCTTGGAGCTAAGATCCCAATCTTTAAAATTGAGCAAATCATATAGTTGCTTCTGCAACAGACTTGGTCTCTTCATACTCATCAACAATAGTGTTATGAGGTTTTGAAG